ATTTAGAAAGGTAGACTAATGATTAAAGTTAATTCAGTAAGAAAGAATTATAATATTATTACTCACAAGTACAATCAAATATTATTTTCTTACCAAACCCCAGTGGCCGTCATAACTTCGAACGGAAATATTTACAAGACTAAACAAAAATATTCTGTTACCACTTCAAGACATATAAATAAATTTCTTGAAGGGTTAGAGTCTGAAGAAGTCGATCAAAATTTTATAGACAGCTACACAATTTAAATAGCTAGGCCTAAATTAAACTCCTTAGAAATTTCTAGGGAGTTTTTTTTTATGTCAATTTTCTGAGAGAGAAAAAAGTCTTAGGGGGAGGGGAAAAATTTCTAGCTATGCTATGTATATATACCCCACCCCCACGTATAGAGCAAAATTATCAAATTGGGTTTTCTGGGGTATCACTTGAAAGGATCGATAATAATGATTATCATTTATATATGTCTTTACCGGCCTTGTAAAGATAAAATAACATACATTCCGAAACTACGCAAACATTTATTTTTATAAAGTACTTGTCTCTATTGTCTTTCTCTGGTATAGTGCCTTATGGCTAAGGAAGCAGTAAATGATTATGGTCTTACTATTAAGCAACAGAAGTTTGCAGAAGGATATGTAGCGACCAATAATGCATCACAAGCACTTATAGATGCAGGGTATGCTCCTGTAGTTCGTACCGATACTGGTGAACTAGATAAAAGTAAGACAGCCAAGAGAGCACAACAATACCTCAGCAATCCAAAGATAAGAGCCTACATAGAAACTATTAGAGAAGAAGTAATAGAGAAGGTATCATGGACTGCAGAGAAAGTTATTGACAAGATGTATCAAACCTATCTTAGAGCAACTGACAATAATGACTATACAAATGCTAACAGATCAATGGAAGCTATAGCAAAGCACCTTGGTATGTTTGTAGACAAGAAAGAAATTAAACAAGAGTTTAGTGGCATGTCAGATAATAGTGATGAAGATATTCAGAAACTAGCTGATGTTATAGGATTAAAGGTTGTAAAGAGTGGAACTAACACCGAACACTAAAGATGCTTTTCGTGAGAGTTTATATGCCAGAGCATTGCAACAATCACAGAGTAGTTTCTTTTCATATGTAAAGTTTATGGCACCTACCCTTGTGGATGACTTCAAGGTAGGTAAACATATACAAGTTATATCCGATAAGTTACAACAGATAGTAGACTCAGATGAACCCAAGAGGCTCATGGTGTTTCTACCTCCTAGATCCAGTAAGAGTTTATTATGTTCTCAGTTATTTCCTAGCTGGTACATAGGACGTAATCCTAATCATCAGATCATGTCAATCAGTCATAGTGATCAATTAGCAAGTGACTTTGGTAGAACAGTAAGAGATATACTGAAACAAGAATTATATAAAGAAATCTTTCCGGGGGTATCACTTCGACAGGATGTGCGAGCTGCAGGTAAATGGAAAACTAATCAGAATGGTACATACTTTGCTGCTGGTGTAAGATCGCAGGTTGCTGGTCGTGGTGCACACATAGCTCTGATAGATGATGCAATGTCTGAAGAAGATGCCTTCTCTGAGACAGGACGAAAGTATATAAAGGATTGGTATCCTGCTGGTCTCAGAACTCGTCTGATGCCTAATGGATCTATTGTCATTATTAATACACGATACCATGAGGATGATCTCTGTGGATGGTTACTAAATAATCAAACAGAAGAAACAACACCATGGGAAGTATTGTCTATACCAGCATGGCTTGATGCAGAGTCTGCTAATCTTCTGGACCTTCCAATAGGAGGTTCGTATTTTCCAGAGTGGAAACCAGACAAGATACTTAAAATGGATGAAGCAGAGATTCGTGCCAACAATGGTTCTAAGTATTGGAATGCATTATATATGCAGAACCCTACACCCGATGAAGGAGGTTCTATAAAATCTACATGGCTCAGACGTTGGACAGAAGAAGATGCACCAACCTGTGATGTAATCATACAAACTTATGACACAGCTTTCTCCACAAAAGCTTCCGCAGACTATAGTGTAATACAAACATGGGGTGTATTTGAATGTGAAGTAGAAGATCATCAAGGGAGAGAGTACTGGGCTCCGAGTCTGATATTGTTAGGTAATCATAGAGAACGATTAGAGTATCCTGATCTTCGTAGAGTGGCACAAGAACTCTATGATGAATTTAAACCAGACATATGTATAATAGAAAAGAAAGCATCAGGACAGTCTCTCTTACAAGATTTACGTAGAGCTGGACTACCGGTGTTGGATTACTTACCAGATCGTGATAAAATTGCAAGAGTACATGCTGCTACTCCTATTATGGAGGCAGGAAGATTATGGATACCAAGACACAAGGATTGGGCAGAAGATTTATTTGCTGAAGCTATACAGTTTCCTTATGGTAAACACGATGACCAAGTGGATGCAATGACCATGGCTGTACATTACTTAAAAGATTCTTGGCACCTGACACATCCAGATGATCCTGAGTATGAAGATAAACCAAGTAAAAACAAAACGTATTGGAATTTCTAATGGGATTATTTGATATACTAAGACAATTTACAGGTGGTGGTGAAGAGGTTGTTGAAGAAACTTTAGTACAAAATTATGTTCCATCTATAACAGATAAAGTATTTAATCGTGCTAATCAAAGAGGATTAGATACACAAAGTGAAAATGCATTAAATAATTTAAACTGGATGGCTGATACTATGGGAAAAATTGAAAGTGATAATAATCCCTTAGCAGTTAATACTGAAGATAATTCTTCAGCTAGAGGAGAATGGCAATGGTTAACTAATCCTAAAAAAGGTCAACCAGCTTTTATAACAGGAATAAACCGAGCTATCAATCAATATGAAGATTCTCCTGAAGAAATACCTTCTTGGTTATATGATGCAAAAAAACATGGAGATCCTACTCGTTTAACTAGAGAACAACAACGAGATATATTTTTTGCAGATATTTTTGAACGATCAGGATCGGATAAATTAATTCAAAAAATTATAGAAGATAGAGATGTAAATGCTCTTAGAGAATTATACTTAGAGAAGTGGCATACTGATCCTACTCCTGCAACTATAGAAAGAGTAGATAAAATTTTAGGAATAACTAAATCAGGAGGGGGTTCTTTAGTAGAAAGAAACCCTTATTATAATTAATACACAAAGGATAATATAATGGCTGTAGAACGTAATCCATTTGATGGAACTAAAGAAGCAATAGAACTTGATAGACTAGAAGAAAAGTTAGAATTAGGTCCAGATGGTGAGGTTGAGTTTGAAATAGAAGGTGAAGAAGAAATAGAAGTAACACCTATGATGGGAGAACATTACAGTAATTTAGTAGATACTCTGGATGATGATAAGTTATCAGAGATAGGTCTACAAGTTATAGATGGATATGAAGCAGATAAAGAATCCAGAGCAGAGTGGGAAGAAACATTTGAAAGAGGATTTGATCTTCTTGGTTTAAAACTCCAAGAAACGAGTGATCCTTTTGAAGGAGCATGTACTGCAGTTCACCCCTTATTGATTGAGTCTGCTGTAAAGTTTCAATCAAAAGCCAGTCAAGAACTCTTTCCTTCAGGAGGTCCTGTTAAAGCAGCCATCATGGGTAATGTAACACCAGAGCGAGAGATGCAAGCTCAACGTGTTAAACAGTTTATGAATTACCAGTTGACTGATCAGATGCCTGAATACTTTGATGAGTTTGAAAGAATGCTTTTTAACTTACCATTGGTTGGTTCATCCTTCAAGAAAATTTATTATGATATGACATTAGAAAGACCTGTGTCTGAGTTTGTTCCTATAGATCAATTCTATGTGTCATACTATGCAACAGATTTACGTAGAGCAGATAGGTATACACATGTCATTTATAAATCTCCTAATGATATTAAAAGAGATATAGAAAGTGGCATGTATGCTGATGTAGACTTACCTAATGCTGGTGTACCAGAACAAACTGGTATTGGTTCTAAGATGGATGAGATTATGGGCTTAGCTCAAGGAGAAGCTAATGATCCACAGTATACATTATTAGAACAACATTGTTATCTTAATCTTGATGATGATGATGAAGGAATAGCTTTACCATATGTGGTAACAGCTGATCTTGAATCTAGAAAAATATTATGTATTCGTAGAAACTATGATGAGAATGATCCTAAGTTTCAAAAGAAATTACACTTTACTCATTATAAGTATGTACCGGGATTTGGTTTCTATGGTCTAGGTCTCATACATTTCCTTGGTAACTTAACAATGACTGCAACCACAGCCATGAGATCATTGGTTGATGCTGGTCAGTTTGCTAATCTTCCCGGTGGATTCAAAGCTAGAGGTGTTAGAATGGTAGGAGATAATGCTCCTATTAGTCCGGGTGAGTTTAAAGAAGTAGAAGCTACAGGTGTAGATTTAAGTAAAGCTATTATACCATTACCATATAAAGAACCATCACAAACTTTGATGGCTATGTTAGACTTTGTTGTAAAGACTGGTGGTAAGTTTGCAGATTCTACAGAACAAATAGTAGCAGACGCAAGTAATGTAGGACCAGTAGGAACTACTATGGCTTTGATAGAAGCAAGTAGTAAGTTCTTTACAGCTATACATAAAAGATTACATAAATCTCAGAAGGATGAGTTTCAATTACTAGCTCAGATTAATTATGACTTCCTTCCACCAAGTTATCCATATGAAGTAATAGGTGGAGACATGTCTGTATTTAAAAAAGACTTTGATGGTAGAATAGATGTATCACCTGTATCTGATCCTAATATACCAAGTAGTGCACACAGAGCAGCCTTGAGTCAAATGGCTTTATCTTTGGCACAACAAACTCCTCCGGGTACATTTAATACCAGAGCTTTATATCGTGAAGTTTTATTGGCAGCAAACTTTCCTAACTTAGATCAAGTAATGCCACCAGAACCTCAACCAGAACCTAGAGATCCAATGGCTGATATTATGGCAATATCTCAGGGACAACCTATTAAAGCTTATCCCGGTCAGAATCATAAAGCACATATTATATTTAAGACTTCATTCTTAGAAGATCCAGCTATAGGTAAAAATCCTTTAATGAAAGCAGGTGTGCCTATTCTTGAATCTAATATACGTGAACATATTCTATTACAATACCAAGAACAATTAGGTGGTATGGTAGAAGCAAGTGGTGTAGCAAATGATCCACAAACTATGGAACTTGTAATGGCTCAAGCTGCACAAGAGATTGCTCAAGCTAATATGAATATGCAAGCTGCTGTTTCTCCAGAACAACAAATGTTATTAAATGAAAAAGCACGTATTGAACTTGATGAACAAAGAGTAGAAATAGATGCAGCAAAAGATGCAGCTAACTTAGCTATTAAAGATCGTGAAACTAATCTTAAAGAAGATGAAATAGCTATTAAAGCATTAGATGCAGCTGGTAAACTTGAAGTAAAGAATAGTGAAACAGCTACTAAGTATGCAGAACTTGCAGCTCGTCTTGCTCTTGATGCTGAGAAAGCAGGAGATGAAAGAGATGAGAAACAAGCTGAAAGAGCTATAGACAATTTAATTAAAATTTCAGAAGTGGAGAACAAAGATGCCCTTAAAAAAGGGGAGTAGTAAAGAAGTTATTAATTATAATATTAAAGAACTTATTGACTCTGGATATAAACAAAGACAAGCTGTAGCTATAGCAATGGATAGTGCAAAGAAAAAAAAGAAAGGTAAAAAAACTTAATGGATATGTTTGATGAGATTACCGACTCTTTTGATGTAGAAAAAGAACGTCTAAAAGAAATGCTTGCATCAGGAGCAATAGAAGACTATAACCATTATAGACAGATCGTTGGTTCCATAAGTGGAATTGAATGGTCAAAGAATAGTTTGAAAACAATAATTAAAAAAAGGATGGAATCAGATGACTAAAATGTTTTGGATAGCAATTGTAATAATTGCTGGAATAATAATTGGTGGATCTATTTTTATGAAACCTTCTACAGAAGCTGAAGCCAATGATACAGGGTATAGTACTTTACCCGGTTGGTCTGCAGGATACAGATATTACTTTGATATGGATGAGGATGAAAAAAGTAAATTAAGATTGTTTGGAAAATATAAACAAGTAAATGGTAACACATTTAAATTAGGTTGGGACAGACAGACTGGTAAAGATATGAATCAGTTTGATACCAACATAGATGATGATGGTGTTATCTTTTTTGAACAAGAGTTTAAATTCTAGTGCCAGAAATATTTTATGTAGCAACACTCCTTGTGTGTTTTCATGGGGAGTGTACTCAATTTGAAAGTGCACCTTATAAAAAAAATATAAGTGCAGAACATTGTCAACAAATGTTAATACATACTTTTCAAACTCAAGTAGGTCCATACTATGATGCTATTATTGATTTTGAAAAAGATAATCCTGAAGATGTAAAAATTACATATGCTGGTTGTGATACTACACAACGTAGACCAGATACGGACAATGATTGGAAAATTACTCCCAATGTAAATCCTGATTTATTAATACCTCATCAAAATGATTTACGTTGGCAACAAGAACAAGGAGAACAAATTTAATGATGAATCCTCATTTAGGCGGTGCAAAAACTAATGATGAATGGATAAGTGAAGAAGATATAGAAGATCCAAAAGACCTTCCTCATGTTCCCGGTTTTCATTTATTAATTAGACCAGTAAGTGCTAAGAAAAAATCTAAAGGTGGAATTATTATTCCTGATAAATTACAAGATGATCTAGCATATCTTACTACTGTTGGTAGAGTTATCAAGGTAGGAGATTTAGCTTATAAAGACGAATCAAAGTTTCCTACTGGACATTGGTGTAAAGAAGGAGACTATGTATGCTATGGTAAACTAACTGGTACTAAGTTTGTTTATCAAGGTGTAAAGATGTTATTAATATATGATGATCAAGTATTAATGACAATTAAAGATCCAGCACTATTAGATACAAGTATTAACTTAGTTGCTTAACTCTATATTGTATGGTATAAAATAAATATGCGTAATCTTAGTGTTCGCAAACTATGGAGAATAAAATGGCAGAAGAACAAGAGTGGAGTGAAATAGATACTTCTAAATCCTCCGAGAAGAAAGAAGAAGTTGCTTTTGAAGTAGAGAATGAAGAACCTATTGAAAAAGTAGAAGCAGTTGTTGAAGAAAAAGAAGAAGTAAAAGAAGAACCTGTTGTACAGAAAAAACAAATACCAGAGTTAGAAGGTATTGAAACTGATGGTGCTTCTAAAAGAATACAACATTTGGTTAAGCAAAGAAAAGAACGTGAAGAAGCTTTAATAAAAGCTCAGGCACGTATAGAAGCTTTAGAAAAACAACAAGCAGAACTTACTAAAGGTTCTTTAAATCTTAGAGAGAATGCTAATACCAGTAGTGAGAAGTTACTTCAACAGCAACTAGAGATGGCAAAACAAAGTTATCTAGATGCCTATGATAGTGGCAATAAGGAAAAGATGTTAGCTTCTCAAGAAGCAATATCTAAAGCACAAGTAGATTTAAATAATATAAACCAAGATAAAAGTAATCTGGAACGTGTTAAAAAAGAAATAGAAGAAGCTCCACCAGCTGAAGGAATGCAAGCTCAAGCAAATCCTCAGCCTAATCAACCACAACAAGAGTTTGATCCTGTGGCTGTAGAGTGGAGTCGTAAACCAGAGAACAATTGGTTTGGACAAGATCAAGTCATGACAGCTTCAGCATTAGCAATAGATGCTCAACTGAAGCAAGAAGGATATGATCCTAGTTCATCAGAGTTTTATGAAGAAGTTGACAATCGAATGAAAGTTAATTTCCCTCATAAGTTCGGGGAGAGCCAACCGAAGAAGGCTCCTCAACAGGTAGTAGCAGGAAGCTCACGAACTCCTCCTACTTCTAAAAGCAACAAGGTTAAGTTGACACAAGATGACGTAGCCTTAGCTAAGAAGTGGAATATACCTCTTGAGAAGTATGCAGCCGAGAAGAAGAAAGCAGAATCTTCAGGTGAATATACTAACATAGATCGTGGATAGAAGGGTGCAAAAAATGAAACAATCACGTAATACGGAAACAAGAGAAGAACAAACTAGAGAATATACATACGAAGAACCTAATCTGTTGGACATACCAGATTCAGTTTATGATCGCTTTTTAAGCCAAGGCTTGGCATTACGTTGGATACGTATATCTTTAAAAGGAGATGATGACTATAAGAATGTGGGAAGAAAAACACAACAAGGTTATGAGTTTGTAGATCCAAAGGAAGTTCCAGAAATGTTACCAACGTCTATCGTGATGGACAAAGGTCGCTATGAAAACTGCGTTGTTCGAGGGGATGTCGCCCTTGCCAAGATAGCCAAAGGACAAGCAGATGCCAGAAATAAGTATTATCAAGAGAAATCGGATAGTATGATGGATGCTGTAAATCAGCAATTGATGTCAAACAACGACTCTCGAATGCCTATTCAAAATAATAGCAAGAGTAAGACTACAGTAGGAAGGCAACCAAAGTTCTCGTCTTAATACTGTAATTTTTTTGTAACTAACTAACCACACGAGGGAGATAACGATGTCAGATACTGCATCACCAAACGGACTAGTTCCGTCTCGAAGATGGGGAAGTGCATCTAACTCTACAGGAACAAACATGTACAACATAGCTGATGGTTATGCCACAGCAATGTTTACTGGTTCTCTTGTAGAAGTTTCAGCCGGCAATCTAACAATTCTTGCCGATGGAGCTAATGGAGGTGCTGCACCTATCGGTGTATTCCAAGGCTGTCAATATACAGCACTTAATGGAACACCAACATGGTCATCATATTGGCCAGCTGCAACAAGTGTGTTATCAGGTACACAAGCTATAGGCTATGTATGTGATGATCCATTTGCTACATTCGTTGTACAGGCAGATGCGTCTGTAACAGCTGGAGATATTATGACTCTTAATTTTGAAGCTAACATAGGCACAGGTTCTACTATTACAGGAATTAGTAACGGATCATTAAATGCTGCTTCACGTAAAACAGAAGCAACAGCTTTGTTCCGTCCTATTGGATATGACGCTGTGCCGGGCAATTCTGCCAGCTCTGCTTATCCATATTTGGAAGTAGAATTAATCCATCATGCACTTCGTGCTGGTGCCGTAGCATAATAGAAAGGGAGAAATAACATGGCTGCTATTAATAGAGCTAGTATTGCGAAGCAACTTGTTCCCGGATTAAATGCTATATTTGGCATGGAATACGGAGAAGTTGTGGATGAATTAACACCATTGTTTGAAATGGAAAACTCAGACAGAGCTTTTGAAGAAGAAGTACTCTTCACAGGTTTTGGATCAGCTCCAGTTAAACAAGAAGGTGCTGCTGTTCAATATGATACTGCACAAGATTCATATACAGCAAGGTATACTGCAGAAACAATTGCATTAGCATTTAGTGTAACAGAAGAAGCTATGGAGGATAATCTTTATGATACATTCTCTAAACTTCGTGCACGTGGTCTTGCAAGAGCAATGGCAAATACTAAACAAGTAAAAGGTGCTGACATCTTTAATCAAGGATTCAACACAGCATATGGTGGTGGAGATGGAGTTCCTTTATTCTCTGCTTCTCACCCAATCGTTGGTGGTGCTAATCAAAGTAATTTGATTGCTACTAACGGAACAACTGACTTATCTGAAGCTTCACTTGAGTCAGGTTTAGTATCTGTACAAACTGCTAAAGATGACAGAAACATTCTGATTGGTACAAACGCATTGTCAATTCACATTGCACCACACAATCAGTTTGCAGCTGCTCGTCTATTAGACAGTCCTTACAGACCGGGTACTGCTGATAATGACATTAATGCAATTAACCATGGAGGTCTAGTACCTAATGGTTACTTCGTTAATAAACGATTCAGCGATGCAGATGCATGGTTCTTAAAAACAGATTGTCCTAACGGAACTAAAATGTTTAACAGAACACCATTGCAAACACAAATGTTACCTGACTTTGATACAGGCAACCTAAGATATAAGGCTAGAGAAAGATATTCTTTCGGTTGGTCTGATTGGAGAGGTTACTTTGGATCACAAGGTAGTTAACCTTTAGAACACAGGGGAGAGTGACTTAATAGAATTAGGTTCGAACTCTCCCCTTTTTATAATTACTTCTGACAGCGAAAGCTGACATTAGCCACGACAGGAGAAATAACATGGCGAACACGACTTTTTCAGGACCAATAAGAACTGGTTCGATTTCACATACTACTGGTACATCAGTAGGAACAGACGTTAAAAATATAGGTTGGGTACAAAACTCCCAAGCTTTCTTTGTATCAATTGGTGCTACTACTGTATCTACAACTGTTGTTATTCCAGCACGTAGCATGATTACTGCAATACATGGACACGTAACAGAAATATTTAATTCAGGAACATCTGATGATTTTGATATAGGTACTGTAGGTACTACTGATTTATATGTTAATGGTACATCTGTAGGAGATACAATTGGTTTCCATAATATAGGAGGTGCTGTAGCTAATACATCAGCATGGACTGATACAGGTGCAACTGATCAAAGAGTAATCTGTGTACATAATGCTGTTGGTACTGCAGGTACTACTGGTAAAATGTATGTAGTAATTGATTATCTACAACATCGTAACTTTAACAATGTAGTAGATGTTGTTACTGCTCCAACAACTTAATTTTCATAAGTATTAAGTTTAGTTTATAATAGGGGAGGAGTAAAATTCTCCCCTGACAATTGGAGTAAAAGATGGCAACAAATATTAAAACAGGTGTTGTAAGTTTAGATAGAGGTGTTGGTGGTACTGGTAATTTTATAGATCTAACCAGCAATGTTTCAATTATAGATACTCGTATCAGAGGTTTTGGTTATGCTAGTAAACAAGCTGGTATAATGAACATAGCTGATACAAGTGGTATATTAATTCAACAACCTATCTATGCAGCAGATACTGCAGATACAATTTATTTTGATCCTTTAGGAATAAGAGTTAACGGAAAAGTTTCTATGACAATGGTAAGTATAACAGGTGGAGGAGATGTAACTACTACTGTTTCTGCCAATGTTAATGCTTACATTTATTATGGATAAATAAATGAATTATACTACATTAGTAAGTTCAGTTATTGCTACCACAGAAAATGAAGCTACGGAATTTATTTCCCAACTTCCTGATATGGTAGGTAGAGCTCAAGAAAGAATACTTGGGGATATAGATGATATTGGTTTAACCAGTTATACTAGTGTTGCTGTAAGTGCTAACAATGCTTTTATTACACTACCAACAGGATCAGAGTTAGTTAAAGGATTAGTGATAGACACTTCAGGTTCCAAAGGTTCTTTACTACAAAGAGAATATGATTATATAATAGACTACTGGCCCGTATCTGTTTCAACTGGTACTCCAAGATATTATGGTTTTAAAAGTAATACACAAATTAAAATAGCTCCAACTCCATCAACAACTCTTGATGCAGAAATAGCTTATCAAACTAATCTAACTACATTAACTTCATCAACACAATCTAATTATTTAACAGACTTCTGTCCAGCATTATTGTTTGATGCTACTATGGTAGAAGCTATATACTTTATGAAAGACTATGCAACCTTACCTGCATGGCAACAGCAATATGCAACTGAAGCAGCACGTATAAGAAATAGAGCTAGACGTTCAAGAACTAACACAATGCAAGATAACTGGAGTCCAGCTGGTACTCCTGATACAATTCAAAAGGGAGGAAGTTAATGCCAATTAATAGTGCAAGTGGAAGAAATATAGGAGGAGGTAATAAAGATGTATCTTCTCATTATAAAGGTTTTAATTCTGGTAAAGGAAATCCTTATCCAGATAAAGCACCAACTTCATTTAATAAACCACCAAAACCACAAATGAAAAATACTAGAACTTCTATAGATGGAGTTCAAAAAGGAAGATTAGGTGGACCAAGAAATTCTGCAAAAGATATTAGAGAAAAACCTAAAAAAAGTATTATAGATAGATTAAAAGATTTTGCTACAAAAGGAGAGAATAAAGGAATAGGTCCTCAAGTTCCTGATCTATCTGCTGATCTAGAAAATATTTCTAATGTAGATTATTCTAAAGATAATAGAGATTCTATGTTTGGTAACGCACCTCTAAGAGTAGATATACCAATTACTAAAACTGATAATATAGGTGCTCTAATGAGAGGTCCTAGAAGAAGAACACCGGGACAAGGAAGCTATCAAAGAGGTACACCAACTAGAACTAAAATGGTAACTGCTCCGGGTAGAGGAACTGGACCCGGACCTAAAAAAGTTAGAGTATCTGATAGACCTGTTACACGTAAGAAAAAAACAATGATTAATCCTACCAGAGGTTTTTCTGGTGGTGGATTAGTTGCATCTTTATACGATTAAAAAAGGGAAAGAATATAATGTTAAAAAATAATTTTAAATCATCTAAACAAGCAAGAACAGGTAAAGGAGAAAAACTTAAATTAGATTCTTTTCCTGATACAACAGGTAGACCAACTGGACAAGGATTTGGTGCAGCACGTAAAGGACCTTCTGTTGTAAAGATGAACAGAGGTGGACCAGCTAAGAATAAGATAACACCTGTACCAATGCCAGCTCGTATGAGAAATAGGTAATGGCAATTAGTAGACCTAATATAGGACAACAATTAATTAACAAAGGAAAAAGTAACGTGGTTAAGAAAGCTAAGAAAATGAACAAAGGAAAGAAAGTAGGAGCTCCTAGTAAAGTAGGTAAACAAGGTTATGGTGCTCGTAAAGATGAATCAATTGCAATGAGAGTTAAAAAGAAAAGAACTCCAAAACAATTAAGAGCATCTGCAAATGAATCTTATGGTAAGTTTGGTTCTAAAGCTAAGAAAAAAGGTAAAATTAATAGAAGAAAAGCTTAGGAAAACTAATGGCTACATCTGGTACTAATACATTTAATGTTGATTTCTATGTGGATGAAATTATTGAGGAAGCTTACGAGCTTGCTGGTGGTCAACCACAAACAGGATATGATGGTCGTAGTGCTAGACGTAGTTTAAATCTTTTATTAACTGACTGGCAAAATCGTGGTGTTCTTTTATGGGGTACAGATTTACAAACATTAGCTCTTACTTATAATCAAGCAACTGAAACATTAGATGCCTCAACAGTAGATATACTTGATGGTTATATGCGAGCTTCTAATGAAGGTAATGATTTGCAAATGACTCGTGTATCTTATGAAGAATACGAAGGTATTGTAGATAAAACTACAACAGGAAGACCTGTACAGTTTGCTACACTCAGAGGAGAGAATACAGTTTCAGTATACTTCTGGCCTGTACCTGATAATACTCAAACATATACTTTTAGATATTATAGAGTAAGAAGATTATATGATATTACTAAGAGTGCTATTCAAAATGCTGATGTACCTTTTAGATTCTTACCTTGTCTTATTAATGGGCTTGCTTATTATCTTTCTATGAAAAGACCTAATACTCCTGCTGATAGAATTATGATGTTAAAAGCAAACTATGAAGAAACATTTATGTCAGCTTTTGAAGCAGATAAACAAAGAGCAGATATGAAAATAGTTCCTAGATTAGGATATATTAATTAATGGCTAGTAATTCAAGAACACCGGGAATCTGTGATCAATGTGGATTCCAATATAAATTACATGTTTTAAAAAAGACTAGTTATAATACAAAGGTTTGTCCTGAATGTTGGGATGGTATGTGGAACATTCAAAACAATCCTTTAAATTATTCTCCTACTATAACTCCTGAAGTGCCTGTACGAGATCCTAGACCTCCTTCAAATGCTGATAGAAATATTACATGGGAGAATGCTACAATGAATTGGGAAGAGCAAACTAATGATTGGAATCTTGTCTAAGTTGTGGTATGATAAAGAAAGTTTGGAGCTAAAGAATGACAACATTAACTGGTACTAAAATTGCAAATACTTATGGTGGACTACTCAAGGTTAGTTCAACAGGCGTAAGTAGCACTCTACAAAATGTTACAGATGGTTATGGTAATAATTCTGCCATTCAACTTTCTAATTCTACATTTAATATTTCAGGTGCTTTTCAATTAGGTGGTACAGCAATTACTGCTGATGCTTCTGCAATTAATGCTATAACAGATTTAACAGGTTTCAATGGCTATGTTGCTATGGTTAGTGGTGTGGCTTATGGTAGAGAGTTAACACCTACTGCTCCTATATCTATTACTAATGGTGCAGGACAAGCTGGTAATACTAATATATCTTTACAGATTAGTGGTATAACTTCTGGTACTTATGGTCCTTTACATAAATTTAATATTAGTCAATATGGAATAGTAGTTAGTGCAGAGACTACTTCAAGCATGACTCTAACTAATTTATCTGTAACTGATCTTTGGGTAGCTCAAACTCTTACAGGAAACAGAGCGACTTTTATTAATGAAGTATCTGCTACTGGAGGTTTTAGAGGAGCTCTTACTGGTGATGTAACTGGTAATGTAGTAGGAAATGTAACTGGTAATGTAGTAGGAGACGTAACTGGTGATCTTACAGGAGATGTAACAGGAGATGTTACTGGTAATGTAGTAGGAAACGTAACTGGTAATGTTAGTGGAGCAACTGCAAACTTTAGTTCTAAAGTAAGTGGAACTATGGTTGTAGGAGCAAGTGCAACTTTTACTCAACAAGTAAGTGCAGGATTTTACTATGGAGATGGTAGACATTTAATTAATCTTCCTTCTGGTGCTGGTGGTACAATGAATGCTATAACTGCTGGTAATGGAATTAATATAACAGTAGATGCAGGTACAACAACAACAGCAAATGTAAGTGGTACTATAAAAGTTTCAGATGCATTAACTATTACTTCATTAGAATTAACAGGTACAGGAGATGGATTACAAGTTAATCATAATGCTAGAATTAATGGTAATGTTACAGCAACTGCATACTGGGGTGATGGTTCTAATCTAACAAATTTACCAAGTGCTTCAACATCTGTTGCAGCTTTCACAGCTAATCAACTTACTGCTGTATCTTCATCTGCATTAGCTTCAGCATCTGCAAGTAGTTTAGTAGTAAGTGGTAATGTAACAGCTAGTGCATATTGGGGTGATGGTTCTAATTTAACAAACTTACCAAGTGCTCCTACATCTGTAGCAACATTTACAGTTAATCAATTTACAGCAGTATCATCTGCTATACTAGCTTCTGCTACAGCAGATAGTTTAGTAGTAAGTGGAAATGTAACTGCATCTGGATATTGGGGAAGTGGTGCTAACTTAACAGGTATTGTGTTACCTGCAAGTGGTACAGATTTAAATTTAAACAATCTTAATGTAGGAGTTAAAACTTCTACTACAGCTCTGGCAGTAAATGCTATTGCATCTATAGGTACTGACATTGTTGTTGGTGGAGATATATATGTAGAGGGTGGAAGTATAGAAGTAAAAACAGATAGTGGTTCTCCAGCTGTATTAGATTTATATTGTGAAGTTGGTAATGCTCATTATGCTAGATTAGAAGCTCCAGCTCATTCAGCATTTAGTGGTAATGTAGTAGCAACTATGCCTGTAAGTACTACAAAACTAGCAGGTGTTTCAACAACAGATACATTTGTAAATAAAACTTTTGGTAATCAAACTACATTCTCAAGTGGTATAACTGTTGGAACTAATGTAAGTGCTGCAGCTTATTGGGGTGATGGTTCTAACTTAACTAATTTAACACCTTTTACTTCTTCAGCTAATTTAACAGTAAATAACTTAGGAGTAGTAACTGCTGCAAGTATTACTGATTTAACAGCAGGAACAGTAGATGTAACAGGACAAGTATCTGGAGTAGGAATAACTTTAAGTGGTAATGTTACAGCTTCTGGATATTGGGGAGACGGATCAAACTTAACTGGAGTAGCTACTAATGATAGTATTATAGCTCTCGCAATCGCATTAGGATAATAACATGGCAAATACATTTTTAAGAAAAACATCACAAGGAATAGGCACATCGCCAGTAAGAGTAGGAAGTTATACTGTTGCTTCAGCTACGCAAACAACTGTTATAGGATTAACTATAGCAAATGTAACAGGAAGCACCATTTATGTTGACTGTGATCATAATGATGGAGCTACTGATACAGCCTTAGTTAAGACTGCACCTATACCATCAGGAGGTTCATTGATAGTTGTAGGAGGAGATCAAAAAGTTGTATTACAAACAGGAGATGGTATATTTGTTAATTCAGATACAGCTTCTTCCGTTGATGTTGTAATGTCAATATTGGAGATAACATAATGTCATACCTTGGTAATGGACCAGCTGATGCAATAGCAACATCAAGTCAAATAGCTGATGGTGCTGTTACTACACCTAAGTTAGCAACAGGTGCTGTTACTAATGTAAAGGTTAGTGCAGGAACATTAATGGATGCTGCTGTAAATGCTAATGCAAGTATTGCTCTTACTAAGATAGGAGACAATGCAACTCTTGCAAAGAATGATACTAATAATTCATGGGTTAAAGCTCAAGCAGGATATACTGTATCCTCTTCAGAAACTGGAGCTTTTACTTTTGATTATGATACATACCAAAATTTTATTGTAACTCTTGGAGGTAATATTACTTTCTCAAATCCTACCACAGAAAATGTAGGACAATCAGGAGTAATAGTTTTAGTTCAAGATGGTACAGGTAGTAGAACTTTATCTTTAGGAACAGATTATGAAACAGTAGGTGGTGCTGGAATTACATTAAGTACAGCTGCTGGAGCAGTTGATATTTTACCATATTATGTAAAAGCTACAGGAAGCATTCAATTGGGTGCACCACAATTAGCATTTAGTTAGGAGAAGAAATGACAACCAGAGCACGATACCTTGCAAGTTACCATGCTTCCGTAGGAGCTATAACTAATACAAGTCAAACTTTTAGCACAGCTCAAATAGGAGCAGTTACTACTTTAACTGATGGTGCAAACATTTCTACTGATCTAGCTGTAAATAATAATTTTCAAGTAACTCTTGGTGGTAATAGAACTTTAGATAATCCTACTAATCCGGGTGTTTCACAAACAGGTTCTATATTTATTGTACAAGATGGTACAGGCAGTAGAACATTATCTTTTGGTACTAATTGGAAGTTTGCTGGTGGTACAGGTCCAACACTTAGTACAGCTGCTTCTGCTGTTGATAGATTAGATTATGTAGTAAAGACTGCTACTGAAGTACAATCTGTAGTAACTCTAGATATAAAAACGATTGCGTAGTCCATGGGAGTGCTAGGTAACAACGCACTTGTAGGGGCCTCGGCAGCTGGTGCAGGTGGTGGTGGTTTTTATGACTACCAAATAGCTAATAGTTGTAGGTTTGGTGTTGTAAATTCATATTTAACTAGAGCTATTTCTGGTGTTACAGATAACACACAAAACACTATTAGTTTTTGGGTAAAAAGAAGTAGAATATCAGGATCAGCAGCTAATGGTAGACAACCAG